TTTTCACCTCCGTATTGGATGGCATAGTTATGGTTAACAATGGCATAGCTATTGAGTTTCTCAAATACTGCCTCCAATACCTCCACATCCATCTTACAATAGGTCACCATCTTATCAAGTGCCTCCTGATCTTTGCGAAATACTATATCTTTCCATAGGTCAAGCCCTCCTGTCTCCATCTTAGCACCTACCTTGAGTAGCTTAGCTATGTAGTCAAGCTTGTTGCTATTAAAATTAAAGTACTTTTTAGCCCATTTAAGAGTGTCTATGGTCTTAGGTGATGGCATAAACTGAATGCCATGGAATAAAGCCCTTGTGCGTATCCATTTGAGGTCAAATCTATCCCCATTGTGAGCTACAATTTCATCTGCTTGAGCTAGAACCTTGACAAATTTCTCAATCATTTGCTTATCACTCTGACTTTTGGACCATGTTAGGCTGTGAATTTCATCCTCACCCTCCCATTTATAGCAGATGCAGATGATTGCACGTTCATGAATGATATCCTGAGGTTGGATACTTAGGTTGTATCCTGTCCTCCAGAACACACCGACATTGAAAGAGGTCTCAATGTCGTAAAAAAGTCTTTTTCTCATAGCTTAAATAGCAGGGCAATCCTATCTAGCAGCCCCTTTTGTATTAGAAATCTTAGGAGTATCCCTAGAATAAACGCAACAATCATAGGCCACCATAGTATTTTGTACTTTACTACCTCTTTAGCTTGAGCAGTTTTGTAGATAGTCTTACCTCGTATCCTTTCAACTTTGGTTTTATATCTATACTCAATCCTTGTTTGCCATCTAGTCTTAGGTACGTACACATTATTGAATTGTATCACCGTATCCTTAGTGGTGTAGAATTTCTCGTATACAATAGTATCATTGAATATCACCGGGATGCTGTCAACAGTTGTTATCCGGATGGTATCACTGTCCTGTACTACCTTAAGTCCGTTTTTTAATGCTTTCTTATAGTGCCATTGAGCTCTCTTAGGAGCTGAGCATGATACAATGAGTATCAATATAGGTAGTAAATATCTCATAGGCTTTGTAACATCTTAATCATTCGGGGGCATGGGTAAATATCTGCCTTGTCTTTTCTCACACTGTTGTGCGTGTAGATCCCTGCAGTACCTTTGAATGCCTCTTTGTCAATGGCAAATATCTCTGACCGGTAAGTCTTAGGAATGTCGTATGTATCACACAGGTACTCCACCAACTGCCGAGTGCTTTCAATCTGTTCATCCGTATATTTGTACCAATGGATATTACCCTTGTATGGTGTATCTAATGTGGTTACCATTGACGGGTCCACTACTCCCTTAACATAGTTGTAGTACTTACCATCCTTGAGCTTCAATGGTCCCCAATTACAAACCTCAATACCTACTGAAAGTTTATTTAAGTTTTGATACTTGAGTCCATGAGCTGAGAAGTCCTGACTATCTATGCCCAGGTGATAAGCCCAATGCTTAGAGCTGAAGCACTGTACTATTGTACCTCTTTCACCTATTACAAATGCAGTAGCAATCCTATCTGCATTGCTGTTCCACCAACGTGATACAGCTACGGCATTACCATTGCCTGCAGTATGGTGTAGATAGATTTGTTTTTTCTCAGACTCCTCATGGAAGTACTGAGCATTAGATAGGCGTTCCTGTAATATCTTGCTTGTGTCTAATTTCATCCACCTCTTTTTTAATATCCTTAGCTCTTGAAAATAAGTTTTTCATTGCCTGCCATAAGTCAAGGCCTTTCACTAAGCAGTAACTCTACAGAGAAAAAATGCAGGATGATACCATTCAAGATGAACTTATCAATCATGTAGAACATGATAACGGTTACCTCATAAAGTAACATCTTGCTAATGATTGCAGATAACCCCCTGCTTGTGATTGGCACCTTGCGTTTCATGCTCTTCCATACCCCTGTGATAGTATCAAGTAAGATCACAAAGCCTACTAAAAACAATAGCCCTGAGATAGGCATTAAGAATGCAGCAATGGTAGCAGTTAGCTTGACCCAATTTGCCTGCATTGTGGCTAATAGTATGGATAGCTGTGACTTCACAAGATTAAAATGCTGTTATTGTATCCATTCTCAAGGAAGTTACCACATAACCCTGTGCAGGTATCCTGCCATTGAGTAATACATGAGCAGTTTTGAAACATTGGTCTGAGGTCAGTATCCTGATTAGCTGTAGATATGAATATAGGGAACAGGTTTTTGTTAGCTAATAGCCATCTAATTAGACGTTGCTCAAAGAAACTAGCTTTCTGTGCATAGTGTTCCATCCCAAAAGCTACCTCATTCCTAGATACGCTTGCAGAATAATCACCGTTTTGAGTCTGAAGTCCTTTGTTTTTTAACTGATACGTCAATCCAAATACAGCATCCTCTGCACTTCTCCATGCAATGACCGGCTGAATAAACTCAACTAGGTCAATCTCATCAGGTGTAAGTGTCTGATTGTTGTATGCTGTTAGCAAGTGATTGTAGAACGTAGTACCTAAGATAGGTTGAATTCTCAATGCACTTTGAGTTGCTATGTATGGGGTTACATCAGTCACATCCACATTAGCTGTGATGGGTGTGTTAGTCTTAAGGTAGGTTTCAGTGATAAAATATAACATCAGATTGCAGGTGTTTGTGCTGCTGCAGTTGCAGCTGCTTGTGTAACATCTCCACCCTCTACAGGAGGCAATGAAGCAAGTGCTCTAATCTCATTGATGGTCATGGTCTCAAGTACTTTGGTAGCTACTAATGGACTCAATGTGTTCAATGCATCATTAGTCTTAGAGCTATCACCCTCAAGTTCAACGATGGTCTCATTAATGATTTGAAAGTTATTGATGGTGAACTCAGCAGGTATCTTAGCAATGGTAAGTATCTCCTGAAAGATAGTGACTACCTGTTGACGTAGTTCCATCACTACGTTTTTCTCAAATATCACATAGGCTTGCTTGATATCTGACCCATTACCCAAGCTACCTGTGGTACGAATACCCATTAAGATAGGGTCAATGGTATGTGAGAAACAAATCTGCTCAGTGTTCAATGCAGATGCCTCATGAAATAGCTTATCATTGCCATTAGTAGGTAAGCTTTCAATCTTAGGTAACTGCTCAGCTGAGTTAGCAAAGAATGCAACTGCCTTACCGGCATTGGCTGCACCTTTAAGCCTGTCAATAGTTTCCTTGATCATGTGTTTTTCCTCCTCAGACTGTGGTCTTTTAGGGAACATCATAGCGAATGACGGGAACACACTATTTTGGATGTTGCTCTTAGCAAAATATGATAACTCGCCACTCAAAAAAGCAAAGTTTAATGCACTTGTATAGGTAGGTAGTGGGTAATAATCTTGACCTACTGACTTAACCTCATAGCAATATAGCTGTACTTCATCCGTACAAGTAATATGATAAGGCTTAATTCTTTCAGTATCTATCCTGGTACTCCAATCATCCGATAAATAGTAGTACTTTTTGCATGGTGATACCCTTACTTTCTCAGGTGATACATTCTCAATCTTAACTAATTTCTTTTTCTCACCAAAATATAGCTTGAAATATACTCTATTGTGGATGATTAGCTGCTTAGTAACTGCCTTAACAGTGTGCTTGAGATTTGCTTTCTTTTCAAAGGCAAACATATCTAGTTTCTCCTGTGGTGTAAGCTTGTCAGTTGTAAGGTTAAACCCTCCACCAATTACAGCATTGGTCTTAAAGTCTACAATGGCACCATGTAAAGGCGAGCTGTAGTACATTTGATTGAGCATTTCAGGGTAAAGGTTACCCTCACCAAATCTAACCCAAGACTCCTGAACGTATCTACCATTGACATAGGGCAAAGTCAAGTTGCCTCTACCAACAGGTAAAAATGGGGTGCTAAATGATTGATAGCCCTCTACCATTTCGGGGCCTTTTGGTTTAATGTTAAATAGTCTTTCGTACCAAGCCATAGTTAGTCATATATTGATGTACCTGCAGGACCACTGACCACAAGCCTACCCTCTTCAATGACTACACCTGTAGTCTGTGCTATTGAAAGAGGCAGAACGAATGGGGTTGAGCTCTCATATACCTGGTATGTGTACTGACCTTTCAAGAGTGAGATATCTGTAGGCTCATCTAGAGTAAACAGGTTGTATCTTTCGGGCCATGCACTTGTATCAGCAGATGTAAAGAGCTGTGGTGTGCTAGTGGTATTCATTTCATTAGTGAATACAAATAAGTAGTGTGGTGTACTAACCGTAGTTACCTCACTAAGAGTCAACACAAACTGATTAATAACACCTTGATCTAAGTATATCACACCTATATTAATTTAGGTTTGTCAAATGTTCATAAAAAAAGCCCCACCATGTGGCAGGGCTCTAATATAGAGAGGTAGAATTGCTTATTGAACTCCGATTGCAGCAAGTGCTCCAGCAGTCATATCAATGTTGTAAGCTAAGTAAGGGTTCTCAGCTAGCAAAGTAACTGTATATTTAGAACCATCAGCTCTAGCTGTACCTGAACCCTCACCTGTAGCAGATAACTGCAAGTATGGGAAGTACCAATATAAGCCATTAGCATCTAAGATGATAGCTGTTAAGTATTGCTGTCCTGTTCCTAGGATTTTAATAGCACGAGACTTATCAGCGTTACTGTAGATGGGTCAGCAGGAGTGATAGAAGCTATCTCATCCTGAGTATTAATCCAAACACCATAGATACCACCAATGTTGTTATCGCATGGTTTTACGATAGTCTCTAATGATTGACATGTAGCCATTGTGTTAAAGTATTAAAGAGCCCCCTTGGTAGAGGGCTCAGAGTTATTTATTAAGAATAGAAAACAATTTCAGCAGGGTTAACAAAGTTAAATCCTACTTTCATGTTAGCACGTGTACGGATGTAAGGCTCAGCTACAGTATCAGCTAAGTTAACAGCACGTAGGTCAGAAGAGTCACCCTCAGCATCAAATGCGTAGATAAGGTTATCTTTCAAAGTCCATACGAAAGTGTTGTTAGACATACCTGGACATACTACAATCTTAACACCTAAGAAAGTCAAAGACAAATCTTGTGTAATATAAGCTTGAGTGTTACCTGAAGCTACTCCTAATCGGTAGATATTAACCAATTGAGTAGGCATGTACAAACGTAAATCAGCTGTACGTGTAGCAATAGTTGCAGGTAAAGCAGCAAATGCAGTAGACAAAGCAGCCTCTAATGCAGTAAAGTTAGCAATTGATTTGAAGAGCTAAGAAAGATTGCTCTAAGTCAAACTGACAAATTTGAGCCATTGCAGAAAGTGCACATACGTCAATTTCTTTAGCATCTAAATCATCATTAGGAGCAGTGAAGCTACAAGTAGATGGTTGTAAGATGTTACCAAAAGTAACAGTCGCTAATTTAGTTTTGTACTTTACACCTGGCAAAGCTCGGTAGTTATCAGCAGTATCCTCAGACAAGTAAGCTTGAGAATAGAATGCCTCAGGGTTAGCAGCTAATAAAGCTGTAGGATCTACTTGTAGATCGAATTTAAGTTTACGCATTTTATTTGTTGTTTATGAATTTGTTTACACTTGAAAATCTTTGATGTGCACTTAAAGTCACACCCTCACTCATCACCTCTTCCTCTACTTCTACAGATAAAGCCTCCTCAAGTTGGTTCTTAAGATCAGCAATCATAGCAAGTAGAGCATTCATTTGCTCATCCATTGCAGGCTTAACAATAGCAAGGATAGCCTCTGCATCAGCTACAGGGTCTACTGCCATTGTTTGCTCCTCTGCAGGAACTTCCGCTGTTACTTCCTCTTCGATAACAGTTTCCTCTAGAGCTACTTCCTCAGAAGCCTCTACTTTTTCAACATCTTTTACTTCAACTACTTTACCGTCTTTTACAACGTAAATTTTTTCGTTGATGATGTGCTCGCCATCCGGCAACATTAACTCATTCATTTGTGTATTATTTTGGGATTGTTTTTGCTCTTTCAATTTCATGCCTAAGTACCCCTCAATACTGAAACCTATCTGCTCTTGACTAACAAGCTCAGCATAGTACTCCTTGTCAGTTACTTGAGCTGTTACCATTAGTGTACCCTCCGGTACTTCAATACCAAATGATGAGTAAGCTTTGTCCTCTTTTGGGTTATCTACTATCCATGCCTCAAGTACATAGGCAGGAACGGTCTTAGATTGGTCATGCTC